CCCGTTCCTGACGGGCATCTGCAAGACGTGCGGAACGCTGGCGGTGGTCAATCCCGCAGAGGGCATCTACTCCTGCGGCTCGTGCGGCAACAAGACGGACTTTGTGCAAAAGACCATTCCGTACGCAATGAAGCTGTGGATGCAGGAGTTGGAGGCCATGCACATTGTGCCTCACATGGTTATGGAGTGAGTATCTTCGGATGAAGCATCGCTCTCACTCATAGGACGACGTTGAAGAGCGCGATACCACGTGTGTGCGAGACACAGGGCAATAATAATACCAATTGAAGACGCGATACCCATTGCGAGGGCGGAATCCGTGTCCATTCGTCTTTTTTGTCGGGTGCGTATAAATGGCGAAGACTCGGCGCACTCACCGCATGATGTTCAAGAAGTGGGCTGCTCAGGAGGCGCGCGAGATGAGCCACAAGGGCAAGCGCATGACGTTCCGCAAGTGGGCGGCCAATGAACTGAAGGAAAAGTCCCACCCTGGAAACCCGTCCTTCAAGAAGTGGGCCCGACAGGAGATGCGGGAAAAGTCGCATACACGTCGCCGCCGTTGAATACAAAATGTCGGTTGAAGTGGTCCTCGGCCCCATGTTTGCAGGCAAGACCTCGTACGCTCTGAGCGCAATTCGCAAGCATACTGCGTTAGGACAGCGCGTGTTGGTTCTCAAACCGGCTTGTGATACACGGTTTGGAGTGACCTCCGAAATCACGACCCACGATGGGGATTCGTTGCCATGTATGACAACCAACACACTGAATTCTGTGACGGATGACGTCTTTGCGAGCTGTGATGTGATTGTGATTGATGAGGCCCAGTTCTTTACGGGACTGCTCTACTTTGTCGTGGCTGCAGCCGAACAGAAGCACAAGTCTGTCTACGTCATTGGCTTGTCGGGTGATTATCAGCGCAGGGCGTTCGGAGAGGTGCTTGCAGTCATTCCGTATGCCGACAAGGTGACGAAACTGTCGGCCATTTGCGCATGTGGAGGTGACGCCCACTTCACTCGCAGATTGAACCCCAATACAGGTCAGGTAATCATCGGAGGAGCAGAGTCCTATGAGGCGGTGTGTCGTGCGTGTTTTGTGGGGTAGTCGTCGCGCCCACTATTTTTTCTTGCCAGTGAACATAACAGCAATATGGGTGGTGGTCTCTTACAGCTTGTCAGCTACGGTGCGCAGGACATCTACATCAGCGGCAACCCCCAGATTACGTTCTGGAAGGTGCTGTTCAAGCGCCACACGAACTTCGCCATGGAGTCCATTGAGGTTACCTTCAACGGCCAGGCGGACTTCAACAAGCGCGTGACGGCCATCATCAACCGTAACGCGGACCTGATGTACCGCACGTACGTGCAGGTGGTTCTCCCGGCGGTGGACCTCAGCGCCGCGAACACGGCGGTCTCGGCCTACGTCAAGCGCTTCCGCTGGCTCAACTACGTGGGACACCGTCTCATCAAGACGGTTGAGCTCGAGATTGGCGGCCAGCGCATCGACCGCCAGTATGGCGACTGGATGCAGATTTGGACCCAGCTCACCCAGGATGCGGGCACGGTGCGTGCGCTCGACGAGATGATTGGCAACAGCCACGACCTGGTGCTGATGAAGGACGGTCTCGGCTATGCGCTGGACCAGTCCTGCTCGGGTGCTGAGCTCACGAACTCGTGCGCCCCCCGCGCGGGCACCCCGGCTCGCACGCTGTACATCCCGCTCCAGTTCTGGTTCTGCCGCAACCCTGGTCTGGCCATCCCGCTTATCGCTCTCCAGTACCACGAGGTGCGCATCAACGTGGAGTTCGAGCAGTGGATTAACTGCTCGTACACGGAGCTCAAGTCGGGCTCGGCGCCGACGAGCATCCAGTCGCTGACGGCCGCGTCGCTGTACATCGACTACGTCTACCTGGACACGGAGGAGCGTCGCCGCTTCGCCCAGCAGACGCACGAGTACCTGATTGAGCAGCTGCAGTTCACGGGCGCTGAGTCCATCACGAGCTCGTCCAACAAGATTCAGCTCAACTTCAACCACCCGGTGAAGGAGCTCATCTGGGTGTGCCAGCGCGACTCGTTCGTCGACTGCTCGCAGCCGGCGACGGTCCCGATTGCCGAGGTGAACGGCATGCAGCCGTTCAACTACTCCGACGACTTCACTACGGAGGGTGTTATCATGGACGTCCTCGCCCGCGGCTCGCTGGGTGGTGGCTCGGGCGTTGTCCCGACGACCTCGGATGGTCCCTCGGGCCCGTACCTCCCGGGTCTGGGTATCGCGCAGGGCCCGTCGCTCAACGGCGCCAGCTGGCTCGACGGGAATGCGGCCAACGACCAGTCGGCGCTCTTCGAGGACACGACGAACTACCTGCTCGCCAAGGTCCTGCTGGACTCGGGCATCAAGTGCTCGGGCAAGAACCCTATCGAGGTCGCCAAGCTGCAGCTCAACGGCCAGGACCGCTTCACGGAGCGCGAGGGTCGCTACTTCAACTTCGTGCAGCCGTACCAGCACCACACCCGCACGCCGACGGTGGGCATCAACGTGTATTCCTTCGCGCTCAAGCCGGAGGAGCACCAGCCCAGCGGCAGCTGCAACTTCTCGCGTATCGACAAGGCGACCCTGCAGCTCACGGTGTCCGTCAACACGGTCCGCGGTGGCCGCACGGCGCAGGTGCGCGTCTACGCCGTCAACTACAACGTGCTGCGCGTGATGAGCGGCATGGGCGGCCTGGCCTACAGCAACTAAGGTTGCTGTGTAGCAGCACGGGACCACCGAGACCCCTGCGCAAACTCAACCACAAAACCACAAATGTCGGTAGAAATCTACAGGCATTTGTGGTTACTATAATAATGGCGGTCGTAGACAGTATCGTAGAGAGCCTTGCAGACATTGGAGTCACTACCTACTTCATTGTAACGGGTGGCGCAATTGTTCCGTTCGTCGATGCAGTTGGACGCTCGACGCGGGCAACCTATTACTGCTTTCAACACGAACAGGCAGCGGCCATGGCGGCGGAGGGATACTATCGTGCGTCTGGAAAGGTTGGTGCCGTTCTGGTTACAAGTGGCCCAGGGGTCCAGAACATCCTGAATGGCGTATGTGGGTGTTGGTACGATTCGATACCTGCGTTGTTCATCAGCGGACAAGTGAACGTCAATGAGTCACTTGATTCGGTTACCTCGTGTCCTAGGCAGCTAGGGTTCCAAGAGTTCCCAGTGGACTCCACGTTTGCGTCGTGCACGAAGTATGCAAAGAAGATATTGAAAGCCGACGAGATTCAGACCGTGTTTTCCACTGCCATCGCCAAAATGATGTCTGGGCGACGTGGACCTGTGTTGATTGACTTTCCGGTCAATCTTCAGATGGGGGGCGGGTCCGTCTCGCTTTCACTCCCCCCACCAGAGCCATTGTCTCTCTGCAATCGCGTGACCATGCTCCTAGAAAAGTCGGAACGTCCGCTTGTCGTGCTCGGGAACGGGTGTCGTGATACTATGCCATCGGTACGCAGTTGGCTTGAGACGCTCGATGTGCCCTTTGTAACGTCGTGGGCCGCGTGCGACCTGATAGAACATAGTCATCCCCTTCGAATTGGATACCACGGTGTCTACGGCGACCGCGTTGCGAACTTGGCTCTACAGAACGCCGATTTCTTGATTATTCTCGGGTCGCGCATGGATACCCGCCAGACGGGTGGAAACCTCAGGACATGTTCTTCTCACTCTGTGAAGGTGATGGTGGACATTGACGCAGAGGAGATTACCAAATTGACCGAACGGGGATTCATCATCGACGTCCCCATCGTTGCCACGGTGGCATCGTTTCTCGCCTCGAACGCGTGCCCCCCGCATCCATGCGCGGGCTGGAAGGCAACACTCGCTGAATGGAAGCCCATGGTTGGAACCGAGCCGAACCGTGTTCCCGGGGACGTCTACGATATTCTCCGCTCGGTCGAGCTTCCCGAAGAGTGCATCATCGTACCCGACTGCGGTGGAAACCTCGTATGGGCAATGCAGTCGCTTGCTCTCGGTCCGAAGCAGACGCTCTTTACCAACTTCGGGAACTCGTCCATGGGATACGCGCTCCCTGCATCTATTGGCGCCGCGATTGCCACTGGAAAGCGCGTTCCTATCGTGTGCATCTGCGGCGACGGCGGAATCCAGATGAACGTACAGGAGCTCCTGACACTCTCGGCACTTGAACTTCCGATTACGATTCTCATCATCAACAACTCGGGGTATGGAATCATCCGCCAGTTTCAAGACCAGTACTTTGGCTCGCGGTATACCGCGACGAGCACGGAAGAGGTCTTCGGTCAGAAGGGCGTCGACATTGTCAAGATTGCCAAGGCGTTTGGAGTGAATGCGGTGGCGGCCACGCGCGATATCAAGATAGGACTGGTGCCGTTTCTGTACGATGTCCAAGTTGAGGCCACCCAGAAAATCTACCCGAAGCTTGAGTTCGGAAACGCTCTCGAGAACATGACTCCGTTGTTCCCGCACATCGAATCCATGATGATTGTACCTTACGTGCAGCCGAATCGGGGTTCGGGGTGGGTAACCAAGTAAACGCTTACAGGCTATACGGAGTGGTAAGCAATGCCGAAGAAGACCCTGTTTAACTTCCGTGCAATGCAAGCGTCGGGTGACCAGATTACATGGATTACGGCGTACAGCTATCCCATGGCATACGCCTCCGAGCGGGCTGGGATTGACATGATTCTCGTGGGGGATTCGGGCGGCATGGTCGAGCTCGGGTACTCTACTACGAATCCTGTCACGATGGACGAGATGATTCAATTTGCGCGGGCAGTGCGGCGGGGTGCACCGAACACGTTTGTCGTCGGAGACATGCCGCAGGGGTCGTACGAGGGGTCCGACCACGACGCCATCATGAATGCAATGCGCTTCGTCAAGGAAGCTGGCTGCGATGCCATCAAGCTCGAGGGTGGTGCCCGCGTTGCCAGTCGTATCCGTGCAATCACGGATGCTGGAATCTTGGTGATCGGACACCTTGGTCTGACTCCGCAGTCGACGGCCTCGTTCGGAGGCTACCGCGTTCAAGGCAAGTCGAAGGAGAGCTTTGAGGAGACCGTTGACGACTCGGTGGCTATCGAGAAGGCGGGTATGGTCATGCTGCTTCTAGAGGCAATGCCGTCTGAGGTTGCTCACCAAGTGTCTCGGCACCTCGGCGTTCCCGTGCTCGGAATTGGCGCGGGCAATCAGATGCACGGACAGCTGATTATCATGCACGACCTGCTCGGATTCTATCCATCCTTCCGCCCGTGGTTCGCAAAGTGCTACGTGCCCGAGATTATCGGTGCGTTCACAGAGTCTATCAATGTTCCGAACGTCAAGAAGTACGGCATCGAGACCCGCGAGGACGGGCTGAACAAGATAACATTCCTTGCAATCAAGAAGTACGTAGACGAGGTCCGAGGACGCGCTTTCCCCTCCGAGGAGTACATGTATCCAATCAAGCCCGAGGAGCTGACCGCGGTCAAGTCCTCAAAGTATTGGCGCGCGCGTGAATAAATGGATGACCAAATTATCTTAGTTAACGGAGTTTGGTGGACCAAGGACGACGGCAGCGGCAACAAAGAGGATGCCCCAGGTGCCAAAAGTTGCTGTTTGGACTTGACCACGAACTGTTCAGACGAACCAACCATAATCAGCAGCCTTGTTCCAAATAAGGGTATCATGATACAGGCGGGGGGCAATGTTGGGTACTTTACCAAGAAGTATGCCGACATCTTTCAGTTCGTGTATACGTTCGAACCTATCCCTGTTCTTTTCCATTGCATTAACCGCAACATCCAGAAGGATAATGTCTTCAAGTTTCAGGCGTGTCTAGGTGAGAAACATGGATGTGTTTCGCTTGGACGAAAGGTTGACAACAATGCTGGGTCACTGAATGTCACAGGAGTAGGAATGACACCCACGATGCGCATTGATGATTTAGCCCTCCCAGGCTGCGACCTCATTCAGCTTGACATTGAAGGGTATGAGTTGTTTGCACTCAAGGGTGGGTTGGATACGATCAACAAGTACAAACCTATCATTGTGATTGAAGTGTGTTGGGGCGGGCGTTACGGTATAACTCCCGAGATGACAGACGCTTGGTTCAATAGTATCGGATATAAGTGCACGCGGGTCATGAACCAGAACAGTGTGTATATGTTCGACGTAGCACCCGCACACAAACAACACCCCGTGTTCTCGGCGCTCAAGTTCTAACACGGTTTAACCCAGCGTCTAAAGTAAGCAATGGACTCCAACCAAGTGCCACCAATCTGCCTGGGTCGCCACACGTATACTTTGATGGACCGACACGATCACGTGTTTCATCAAACGTTACGACCGACTTGCTTGCAGTCAAGGATTGCATCAGGGTAATAACGTCTCGTATAGGATATTCATGGCCAGAACACACATTAAAAACGCCGTCTACGCTCGACCCAAGTATGGTGTCGACCCCGCTGCAGAAATCATCGACATGTAGGTAGTCAACGGTAGATGTGCAGCTGTCGAGCAATACATGTTCATTTGCTTGCAGTTTCGAAAGAACCGAAGGTACGAAACGAGTGGGTACATCGCCGGAACCGTAAATATAGCACGGGCGTATCCATGTCCACTGAAGGCCGCTCTGTCTACACAACATCTTGGATATGGTCTTGAAGCAGGCTTTGGTATGTCCATATACTGTAGTCGGGCTGTCAGGCATCGTTTCGACTGCGCGAGACGTGAGAGAGCCATACTCTGCGAAGGAGCCGAGACCCACGAAGCGGAGCGAGGAGTCAACTGACCGCAGGACATCAATGAGTTCAACACCATCCGAAATGTTATGCACCTGCTTCGGACTGTTGATATCTGCGTAGCTATTGCCTCCGTCCCACGCGCAGTGAATCACAACAGTTGGTCTGAACGTTTGGACCTGACGCGCGAACTGGGTGTATCCGGGCGTCGTGTGTTCAATGAACTCGATAGAGTCCATCACGTCTACGAGATTCGTGCAGCGCCTAGAGATGACACAGACCGCGTAGGATTTATGCAAGAAGAAACGGACGAGGTTTGACCCCAAGAACCCGTTGCCTCCAGTGATTAGGACTCGTTTCATTGTTAGTAAAGGTACGAGCTGTTTAAGCACGATTCAGAAACGCCTTGATATGGCCGCATACAATGTCCACATCCTCGAGTGTCATTCCGTGGTGGCAACCCACCAAGATGCCGTTCTTCATGATGGTGTCTGCATTCGGAAACACGCCCAAGTACTCGCGATATGCGGGGTGGCGCGTGATGTTGCCCGAGAAGATGACGCGCGTCTGGATATTGCGGTCCTCCAAGTAGTTCACGAGTGCAAGGCGGTCACTCACCTGGAAGGGGAAGGCCAGCCAGTTCGACTGCTTCGTATCTGACGGCAGGACGATACCAGCCGCGTCTTTCAGGTTCTCAAGGTACCGCTCGACGTTGCGCCTACGAATATCCACGAACCTTGGAAGCTTCTTCATCTGCTCAAGGCCAAATGCCGCATTGACCTCCGATGACTTGAAGTTGTACCCGAGGCACGCGTACAGAAACTTGTAGTCATACGGAATCTCGTCGACCGAGTGATTGAAACGCTCAACCACGAGTTCGGTATTGTCGCCGATGCGCCCCCAGTCACGGAACATCGTCGCCCGCTTCAGGTGCTTGAGCTCATTGAACATCACCATGCCACCTGACCCGCATGCAGTAATGACGTGGCTTGCGTAGAAGCTGGTCGTCGAGATGTCGGACTCATGGGTACACACCAAGGTATCTGCAGAGTCCTCGATGAGCGTAATGTCCGTCCTGCCCGTGTCGTCCAGCTTCACACGGAGAAGTTTCCAGTCAGGCGTGTTGCCAATGAGGTTGGGAAGCATAATGACGCGAGTCGCGGGCGTGATGCATGCAATGACCGAGTCCACTGATGCAACGTACGTGGACAGCTCCACGTCGCAGAACACCGGCTTGTATCCAAGCTGAACAATCGGGGCCACGGTGGTGGAGAAGGTACACGCGGGCGTGATGACCTCGGCCCCAACGGGAAGGTTCAAGGACGCGAGAGCAAGGAGGCATGCCGAGGAACCCGAGTTCACGAACAGGCCGTGCTTCTTACCAAAATACGATGCGACCTGCTTCTCGAACTCAGTGGTGTACTTGCCGTTACCAGCCAACCATGCCTCGCGGAGACACGTGTTCACTGCCTGTATCTCCTCCTCTCCATACGCCTCGAATCCGTTGGGTGCGTACCAGATTTTCTTGTCCATGGTGCTTTGGTATAGTGGCATATAAATCACTTCTGCGGCAAGTATCCCCACGTCGACACTTGTTTCTGTTTCTGGTCTGTGAGCATTTCGATTTCAGACCCCTTCAGCATTCGTTCAACGAGCACTGCCTGAATGTCAGTGCCATCGTTCTTCTCCCAGACTCCTCCATTGAAGTGAACGAGACACGGTGTCTTATCCAGCGCTATGTTATATATCTGGCCGCGACGAACCATAAAGTCGTACCACGACACTTGGTGCATAGACTGGAAGACTGAACTATCGTCTATCTTCACGCGGGATGTGTCGCGGTGAGCAATGTAAAAGAGGTGAAGAAACCCTTGGTCAAGAACATTTTCCGAAGTCATAAGCTCCCTGACTTCAGACAGGGGCTTCCACTGGGTCAACATGTACAAGAGTCCTTGGCGTGTTCCCATGTACACGCCGCCATTCGGATACAGTTGTATTCTCTGCTTCTCAACGCCGTTCCAACTGGCATACATGCCAGGTGGAAAGCAGTTGAGCTCACCGCTCAGAAGAACGTCGCACTTGGCCGCGTGGAAGCGTTCAAGCAACACGGCGGGTGGTTGATTGAGCAACACGTCATATGTGTCCGTGCAGAGAACAATATCATCGTCGCCCAGTTTGCTGAGGTAGTCTATGTATGTCTCAATTCGTTTCCACGCCGTGAGACTATACGTAGGGACTATGTAGTCAAAAGTATACCCAAAGTGGTCTGCCGTCTTCTTGTGATGTTTCGCACGCGACAGGTCGGTTGCAACTGCGAGGACATGCAATGACATGGTTTACGCTTGAAGAGACATATTCTTGGCCCCGTGTATAACGAGGGATGAAATCACTTGGTGAAACGATATATCTTGTAATTCGAGCCCGGTCGATATAAAAAGTCACATGCAAGTCTGTTGCGCTTGGCAAACTCTCCAACGGCTTGAGCAACTTGTCCCATCCAGTAGTCATCGCCGAGCATCTGGCCGCCTGGGCGCACCTTCTTCCACCAGAAATCCAAGTCAGCAACAACCGCCGCATATGAGTGGTCTCCGTCTACAAACACACAGTCGAGTGAACCATCTGCAATCTGGTCGTTAGTGATGGACAGACTGGGCTGACGAAACCACGTGTGTCTATCCTTCCACGGAGAGAGCTCTTTACGTATCAACTCGGCGAACTCGTTGAAGTTTTCGCCTATGACCTCTGGGTCGTGCTTCATGACATCGTTGGCAAACCCGTCATCCGGATAATATGTCATGGGGTCAATGAGGTAGAGCTGCGTCACGCTCGTTGACTTGAGAATCTGCTTTGCGTGCGTACCATAACCGATTCCAATCTCGGCAACGCGCGTGAAGTTGTTTTCGTTGATAACCTTACTCAGTACACCGTAGTATATTCCAGCCCACCCCCCGGTCTGGGCATCGTTCACATCAACGATTCGGTAATAGAACTCAGACAGCTTGTTCGCATACCACTTTCCAACCTGCTTCAGGCGCCCAATCTTAGCGTCTTTTCCGACCACGTAATTCGCATGGAATACCATCGTATCCTTGAGTATCTCGGGTTGATTGCTTACGACCCAACCCATCGTGAAGTGTTCCATGGGGAACTCGGTGAGTTTCGCATGAGGATACGTGCGGATATCGGACACGCCAGCGTCACGGAACATCTGCCGTTGACACTCTTGGTCGTTTTTCTCGGGGTACCGGGTTTCATAGTCCTGCAGGGTATCCAAAAAGGCGCGCGTCGGCTCTGTATTGCGGAGAGTCATATTACCAACGCATGTCCAGGGGTCGTATGCGCTTCCCATGCTAGGGGCCATATCCCGCTGGTAAACAATGTCATAGTCGGCATACTCTGCGTGGTAGGCCGCGGTGGGTTCCTTGAAGAACACGACGTCTGCGTCGACGAAGTGAACGAACCCGAACTCGGAGAGCGCCGAACGGATTATCTGTATCTTTGCCCGGTCGATGCCAATGAACTTCGCAGAGTCAAAGTTCTGAAACCCAGTATCACATGTCGTATTAAACAGCCTAATCTCAATCCGTTCTGTTGCGCGCCCCTTGAGCGAATCATACAACTGTTGGTCCATGCAGTAGAAGACAAACCGATGTGCGGAGAGGGTCTCCCGAACATTGGCAATTAGATTTCGGGCAAAGTCCAGATACCCAAAGTTGGCCGTTGAGATGACAACGGGCAGCATTTGTTAATGTCGGGTATCCTTTTATTCAAAACCGAACGTAGTAATTCAGAGCAGGAGATACGCCACATGTGAGAGGGGACTCAAGCTCCAACGTCACCGGCTTGCCGATGTCAAACATCTTGACCATGTTCCATGTAATGAAGCCATGCGAACACTTGGGGAATAGAACCCGTAGATAGCCCTGCTGTTCGGACGATGGAATCTCACTGAAACAGTAGTTGCTGATGAGAAAATTGTTCGTTCCAACTACGTTGGACCCATACGTAGCGGCCCGCTCAAAGATGATAGGAAATGATGTCGGGTTCTGCGAGTTGTACAAGCTCTGCAGGGCAGACGGTTCGTCGAGGTCTACCATGGTATACGAAGCAGGAACAATACCAAACACGGTCTTGAACTGGTCAATAGCCAGCGCGAGACCGCCATACCCACATCCGACCTCCACAATATTCGGGGTCATATTCCCAACCGTGTTGCAGTGGTCAAGAATGAGTAGAGCGTGATACACGTAGCGAAGAGACGTGGGCGACGTCTGCAGTCCACTGTAGTTCTGTGTGTTCGGCGACCCAATGCGGTCGTTCTTTGCACAGAAAATTGCGATGTCTGCCATTGAAACTCCATACTTGGCTATCGCAGCACTAAGATACAAGTATCCCTGGTCATGGGTTACGTGCTCCAAGATGGTTCCATACGCAGGGTTGCTCTTGAATCCAGAGAGGTTTCCAGACGCCACAACCGTGCGAAGATAGTTACAATACGCCTGGTACATGGTTGTCTCGCGGTGCTTCGCTCTATATCACTTCCCATCAATGAAGTATGTATGACCCAGCGTCCCTCGCGGTGTGGCAGACAACGTATAAAGACCCGTCCACGTTCATAGTTCAGGCGTCCTCAGTAGCCGCCGACGACGCGTGGATGCCGTTTCCAATTGGAATGCAGTTTACCTATGGAACGGTCGCACACACCAAGAGTCTGCAGGTTGGTCCTCACGATAAACTCGTCTTGTGTGCCATTAACACGGAGACAGATTGCCGCCGGCGCCCAACGGGTAAGAACCGAAGTACCATAGCAGCCACCCTCTTCATAAACGGAATCAAGAACAAACTCACAACTAGCTATTTCCAAGACCTTCCAACCTACAAGTTCGTCGTGTCACCCGAGGGTAATGGCGTCGACTGCCATCGCCACTACGAGGCATTGATGGCTGGATGCATTCCTATCATCGAGCGCAACCCCTTGACGGAAGCCAAGTACATAGGGTGCCCAGTGCTGTGGACCGACGACTATTCGGAGATTACACCGACATACCTCGACCGGGTATATCCAGAGATGCTGGAGAAGGTGCACGACTTCTCCCGCCTGCACATCGGGTTCTACGACTTTGCGACTCGATGCCACCTCAAGGAGTGCGGGAATTTCTGGATGATACGGATGCTGAACAAGGTCTGGTACGACGACTACACTCACATGGTGGGTATGAACCTCATGGGGGGATTAGGTAACCAGCTGTTTCAGCTTGCGGGTCTTCAGCATCTTGCAATAAAAACGGGTAGGGTCGCGCGGCTTGCAAACGTTGGGGTTCAGTCCCCCCACTCTAGCCTGTCGTATTGGAACACGATATTCTCCAAGTGGGCGAAACTGAGCCCGGGTCGGTTCGACACCTACATTGATGAGTACCGAAACATGTCGTACACGGACTGGGTTCCAATCCTTAGCAAGGCAACCTCCACGCTGTTCACGGGCTATTTCCAAGACTATCGGTATGTGTCCGACGACTTTGTCGATACGATTGTGCTTCCGACCGAGGTCCTGTCCAAGTACCCCGACATTGGGTCGAAGGTGTTCATTCACGTGAGGGGAGGCGACTATGCTGGAAACGCAGACCTAGATGTGAATCTCGACAAGTACTACGGTCGCGCCATTGCCAAGTTTCCCGGGGCGTCGTTCGTCATCTTTACCAACGATGAACCGTTCCTCTTGGCGCGGCCGTGGCTGGAGGAGCTGGACTACCAAATTGTCCGCGAGAATGAACTGGACACCTTGGTGCTCATGAGCAAATGCGCAGGCGCCATCTGTGCGAATTCAACCTTCTCGTGGTGGGGCGCATGGCTCAATCGCAACCGCACAATTGTGTTTCCGAGCCTCTGGGTGAATCCGTCGGCCAAACACAAGTACGAAGGCATTTACTTCCCAGGCGTTCAGATATGTGAAGTTGAGTAAGCATAGACTACAATGGACCTCTATTGTATCCACTTACCACACCGCAAGGACCGCCGCGCTCACCTTGACGCTATGCAAGCCAAGTATCCATCTATCAAGATTCACTTGGTCGAAGGAATCAAGAACGAGAATTCAAACCTCGGATGTCAATTATCCCACAAGAAGTGTGTCCAGATGGCCAAGGACGCGGGATGGCCATACATCATCGTGTTGGAAGACGACTGCGACTTTTGGCTGACAGACAAGCACCTGCGCCAAGCCCTTGAGACCATGGTCGACTACTACACGTGTCACCCAGAGGTTGAGATTGTCAATGGCTGTGGGAACCTCGATGGATTCACCATCACGATGTGTGAAAAGTTCAGGCAGATGTACTTTCTGCAGTCCCCCAATGTGTACACTGCGCACTGCATTCTGTATGGCGCTCGGGTCTACGACAAGGTCTTGGCTGTCAACCCTGGCATTCTGATTGACGCTGTCCAAAGCCAGTGGAACATGGTCTACACCTATCCATACCTGGCCACGCAGATACCGTCGTACTCCGACCTGCAGAAGGCAGATGTCAACTATGATAACATCCGGCTCTCGCGGAGTTTTGTTGCAAATCACATCCAAGGTCTAAGGCAATGAAGATTGGAACCATTGTGACCGCCACTGACCTGAACCCACTGTACTGCGACTTTATCCCCAACTTTGTGAAGGCGTGGAAGGCGGTGCTTCCCGAGGCCGATGTGCGCATCGTGCTGGTTGCCGACAGTATCCCTGACTCCCTGGCAGCTTGGAGCATGTACCTGGTGCTGTCCAAGCCGATTCCCGGACTGCTGACTGCGTTTCAGGCGCAATGCATTCGCCTGCTGTACCCTCGCGAAGTGAAGCGCGACGAAGGTGTGCTGATTACAGACATGGACATGCTTCCCGGAAACCGCAGGTACTACGTGGACTCGGTTGCAAACATAGCGACTGATGCCTTTGTAGTCTACCGCGACGTGTGCTTTCCAGGCGAGATTGCCATGTGCTACAATGCAGCGCATCCGTCGGTGTGGACGTCTATGTTTGGGTCTGAACCAACAGAGGCGGTACTGCAGAGTTGGTATCCTGTCGACTATGACGGTGCCCACGGCGGCGTTGGATGGGGGACAGACCAGGTCAAGTTCAAGCAGATTTGGGATGCATGGACTGGCCCCAAGGTTGTGCTGAACGATGGAGTCACTCGGTTCTCGCGTCTTGACCGCATTCATCCGTGGAACTTCACAAATCGGGTGCAGCTGCGCAACACCATTCTCGCAGGGTTCATCTGCGACTACCACTGCCTGCGTCCGTATTCAGAGCACAAGGACATAAATGACTTTATCGTTTCTTGCCTAGAGGAAAGAAGATGGTGAATGCCTTTTCGTTCTGCCTGTTTGGCGAGACAAGCAATCTATACCACCGAGGGTTCCTTGAGAACCTGGATATGATTAAGAAGCACTATCCGGGCTGGGTCGTGTACGTCTACCTAGGGTCCGACACAGAAAGCGGATTCAGGAACTACCTGCTTCGCAACCCCGTGGTACGTGTCCGCGACACTGGGATTGCTGGATTCAAGAACACCGTGCACCGTTTCTTTGCCATTGACGAGCCCGATGTGGACGTCTGCTTCTTCCGCGACGCAGATAGTAGAGTCCATTGGAAGGACCGCTGGGCCATCAATGGGTTCATGAACATGTCCAGCGGCTGCCACATCATTCGTGACCATGTAGAACACACTGCCATGATTGCGGCTGGAATGTGGGGGCTTCGGCAGGGTGCGCTGAAGTCGTCCGTTCGCGAGTTGTTTGAGTCATGGACACCGGTGTACGCAGGAAACGGAGACCCAGAGTCCGTGGAGGGGTTCGGAATTGACCAGAACTTCTTGGTGAGGCTAGTGTACCCTCGCATCCAATCTGTTGCCTTCGTTGCGTTCAGCAATGGGCAGCGGCGTACGTGGGAGAATGGTGTCGAGTTTCCGTTTGCTTGGACGAACGATGTGTATTGCGGCAGACGCGAGACGCCGCCGTTTGTGGACACCCCAGACCCACGGCGCCCACCTGTGTTCATAAAATTGTCCTATCCATAGACAATGCACATCAAGGCAACTGGGTCTCGTCGCAAGGTATGGAATGGAACAGCACAGAAGACCCCGGGCGGTCTCACTCGGAAAGACCTGACTCAGAACAAGTACGGGCGCATCGTGTCCCGTAAGCGTGCCGCTCGTGCGCGTTCGGGTCGCGCCTTCACTCGTCGCCACAAGTAGACTTTTTTGATACGCAAGAGTAATGGCAGCGCTCCTTGCGTCGGGGCCTTCACTGGGCACGATATTGCTCACAGCCTTTGTGCTCGGAGACGCAGTTGCGCTCTATGCACTGAGTGGAAAACCTTCTACTGGGATGGGGTCCGCCGGGACAACACCTGCACCTATGCAATCGGCCTTAAGCTCGTTCGGCGAGAGCACGTCAAAGGCGAAGATTGTTCGTGCGCTTCAAGACGAACTGGCCGAGCTGAAGCGTTTGGCACCTGGACAGACCCAAGGGCCGCCGACGGAACAAGATGCGGCTGAATTCGTAGATGCCGTGAGCAGGGGAATGAAGGGGTACAAGTACTCCTTGGCACGCGAGGGAGTGTTTACAAGGGCTCAGCAGAACCCTCGACTGCTGACGATTCAGGTTCCTATTGGCACGACGACCGATATGGAGTCGTTCTTAGAATCACTGATAAGGTCGGCACTTATCAAGGCAGTCAATAACAACATTGACCGAGGACTCTCTGCTACAGTCAATGCGGCAACTCTTCTTCGGTACCGCAAAGAAAAGGAAGATACACTTGAGGCATCCAACGCAGCGCGCGCAGCGGCAGCAGCTGAGGCACTCCAAGAAGGCGGCGCACTCGCCTCTGAGATTTCTCGCTTGGCGAAGATGACGCTTGCACAGCACATCAAGGAGAAGACGGCAAAGCCAGTTGCGAATGCATTTTGGACACTCGTGCGGACCGTCGGCCCAGATGACCGCAAAGTCTACGACAACCTGATTGGTGTCTTTAACGAGTTCATCAACGTCAAGGACAGTGCAGACCGCTTCATGGGGAAGGTCGTCGCGAATCAGTTGATTGCAGACACCATGTTTCTCAAGGCGATTGCCGAGTATCGGAAGGGCCTAGATGTCAACCCGCTCTTCTTGACGAAGCGGGTTGGGCTTTCCAATACCTGGGGCAAGGCGGTTGCAGAGAACAAACCTGCCCACGACGACGCGGTGCGAATCCAGCCGAGCAGGGTGGAGAACGCGGCAGGGGTTGTGGAAATGATGCCTGCCCAAAAAACCATCGTGGCTGCGCTTGATTCTGAATTGGAAGCTATCAATGCGCTGACGGTTCCTCCTGCGGCGGCTCTCGCGGCTCCTGCGGCTCCTCTCCTGGCGGCTCCTGTGGCCGAAGTGACAGAGACACCGCGGATCAAAATACGTCGTGCCCTCCAAGACGAGCTGGTACAACTTGAAAGACGAGTGAAGTTAGAGTCACGTGCACAAGCTGAGATAGACGCCGAAGACGAACTGGCGGTCAAAACCGGAACTGCTGACGCCGCTACCCAAGAACGGGTTCGCGCTCGTCTTCCCCCGCCTCCTGTGGACAACAGGGCCGCGGAGGCAGCGGCCAAGGCGGCAGCGGAAGCGGCCAAGGCAGAGGCAGCGGAAGCGGCCGCAGAAAATACAAGAGACATGGAATTACGTGAAGCCGAGCGCAACGTAACGAAGCTGTTCACAGGTCTTCGAGTTGGATCGGCAAAAGATACCGACTTTCCATTTGTTCTCAAGCTTCCCCAGATAAAATCAGTTATCAACACCCAAGAACCCGATACCGGAAAGACCCTCTTGATGTACGCAACGGAACAGCTGATGCGGGATGCTGTTAAACGGCTAATCCTCGCGGGAGCCAAGACGGATTTGATTGACTCTGGCCGTCGTTCTGCGTTCCATTATGTTGCACGCGCCCCTGTGAGTCGGGCGATGTATGTGAAGGCGCCGCCACCTGCTCCTTCGCCCCAGACTCTGACGCCTATTCAACTGGGTGTGGAAAATACAACGACCCCAGAGACGAGGCGGCGCCGCCGCGAGGCGCGGAAGCTTGGTCTGAGTAATTTACAGAAACCCAGTGATAAATCGAAGGCCGCACCCGCCGCTGCGGTTGCGGAAAGAGATGAACCTGCACCGTTCGGTCGCCCACGACTCGGCGGACAACCTCGGACACGCCGACACCGCCGTGTCACAGGCGGGGCATCCGATCGTCTCGCGATTGCCAAACTGCTCCTCGAGAATACCCTTGATAAAAGCATTGTCAATCGCGTGGATGACACGGGCTCAACGCCGATTGAAGCGGCGGCGAATGCAACGGATGTCCGAGATTTGTTCAAGCCTTTTAGAGGCGTTGTTGTCCGAAACAAGGTCGCAACCCGTCTGCCCATAACTCAACTGCCTCCGTCAGCCCAGTTCTTTCAGTTGTCGGGTACTCCCACCCTACCTCCACTTCCGCTTGGAATCGGACAGGGCCCAGCACCGCCTCCACTACCACCGCTCGCACGCCCGCCCGGCGGTCCTCCGGGCAGATTTGACTTATTGCCGCCCGCTCCTCCTGCTGCGCCCCCGGCTGCGACATCACAAGCTGACCTACAAGCCGCTTCGGACGCCGCCCGTGCGGCGAGTGCAGAACCATTCAATAGGGTCATGGCAAATAATGCTGCTGCTGCGGAGGAAGAAGCTCGCATTGCCGCCGAAGCCAAAGCCGAGGCCGAAGAGATAGCGCGAGCTGGGCTCAGCGACGAGGATAGGGCGAATTTGGACGAGTACGAGCGCATTGCCCGCGGTGAAACCCCAGGTACAGCCCAAGCAGGGCCTGCAGAGTCGCGTGTGCCAAATTCCCTAGCCGCGGCCGAGTCCGAGGCTCAAGTGAAGGCGGAAGCGAGGGCGACGGCGACGGCGGCTCCTGCTCTTCCGCTCGTTCCAATCACCGACGCCGATGTGGCGGCGGCGAAGGCGAAGGCGGACACCTCGAGGGCGGCGGCGAGGATAGCGAGAGCTGCATACGATTCAGTAAACGACCCGGGTGGGCTGCCGCAGGCCCGAGAGTTATACACTTCAGTAACTGATGAGGCGCGGGGCCAAATCAAAGCCGCAGCTGACAATGCAGAAGCGGTGGAGGCGGCGGATATGAAAGCGTTGGCGGATATCTATGGTCGCAAGGCCGCCCAGGATACGGTGCTATTTGACGCGGCGAAGGCGGCGGCCCTCCAAGGCGGCAAGCGTCGCCGTCGCAAGCACAGGACGCCCAGGCGCCCCAAAAGGCGCCAAGGTCGCCGGGCGCGGAAATCTACTTTCAGAAGACGTCGCAAGCATTAACAAATGAGTTCCGACGACCTGGTGGTAGCGAAGACTGTCCAGACCGCTCCGATTCGCATCCTTGCCGAGGGTCTCAAGTCCATGCTGGTGGAGATGAGCCTGGTGTTCGACAAGGACGGAATCCGCATGATTGCCATGGACAACACACGCACAGTCTTGACGCACATGCGCCTGCATGCGTCCAAGTTTGAGCACTACGAGTACAACCACACCGCACCCAAGTTGGATGTGGGCCTGAACACGGACCACTTCTACCGCATTGTCAAGACTGTAACGAATGATGATACCATTACCTTTTCAGTCTCCAAGTCGGAGTCCAATCACCTGTGCATCACCCTGGAGAATGGCGAGAAGAAGCGCCGTATCCGCAACAAGCTCAACCTGCTGGACCGCGACGAGTCCGACATCAACATGCCGGAGACAGAGTTTGCCACGCGCATCACAATGCCGTCCATGGACTTCCAGAAGATATGTCGCGACATGACGCTGCTGTCGGCCAAGACCGTGGACATCAAGAACGTGGGGTCCACACTGACCTTCACCTGCAAGGGTCCGTTTGCGTCGCAGACCGTGACCATGGGAGACTCAACCTCCGACATTGCCATTGACAAGCAGAAGCCCGATGAGATCGTCTCCGGTACGTTCAGCCTGCCGCACCTGGTCTTGTTCACCAAGTGCTCTAACCTGTCCAACAACCTGGAGGTCCACATGAAAAATGATTGGTTCTTGATGATCCGCTACGTCATTGCGAATCTGGGCGATATCAAGCTGTGCCTCATGCCTTGCTCTGCGTAGCTTACTCGTCAGTGTCCACCGAATCCTCGTCATCCGCACGCGGCAGCGCCGGGGCCAGTGCCGCCGGCTCGAACACGCGCAGGTAGCCGTTCTTCCAGCGGTCCACGTTCCATGAACGCGCGGCAGTCACGTCTGCATGAAGCACGTTCTTCATCAGGTCGCGCTCCGTGCGAGTGCGGCAGATGAAGCGTACCCATCCGTCTGCGATACGCTGATGTTCGTCTGGATACTCGTGGAGGCTGTACGCGATGTAGCCGTTAAAGTTCGTCATCGTCCACTGCGATGCGAGCTTGTTCGCGGGGACGGGTTGGATAGCCTGGACACGCTCATATATCTCAATGATTTTGGTGAGTAGTGCAGTGACAGCCGTTCTATCAAACTGGTCAGACAGCATACCGTTGACCTGAATATCTGACCACGTCTTCGTGATGCGGTCGGGTCCAAACGCGAGACCTGCGACGAGTGCGACTGCGTCCACAATTGTACCGCGCTTATCATCGGTATAGACCCGCGACCCCCAGACGCGCGCCCCGCGCTCGTTGAGACCCACGCCGCGCGTGAGTAGGACCTCCTTCGCGAAGGCAATCAGCGGCGAAAGCGACAACATTGCATGAAGACGGTCAACTGTGGTCAGGGGCTGGCCACCCTGGCGGTTAATGAAGATATCGATGGCCTCCGCGTCCGTCGCGTTCTCGTAGACCTCCACAATCATGTCCGTGGTCAGATAACGCTCCTGCTCCACGTCGGTCATGGTATTGAAGAACTGACCGTCACTTCCCGTGGTGACGTTTTCCACGAAGCGATGGTGAGTCGTAGTGCGCTGGAGACCATCCTCCAACGTCCAGCTACCATCGACGTGCTTGCGCAGCAGGATGCTGCCGGGGAGGGCGCGGCGCATCTTGGTCTTGTCGATGAGCAGCTGCTGGCGACGCTTCCTCCACACGAAGGTGCGCTGATAATGAGGAACGCGAATGCGCTCGGTCTTCAGCCTATCAAGAAGGATACGAAGCTTCCATGTCGTGACCTCGTAGGAGAACTCAGGTGCTGCCGGGCGGTTGAGAAGGAAGTTGACGATTTCTGCCATTTTGCTCGAGTGTATATTTTTCCAATAAATATACGGCGTTTCCGTTTTTAGGATTTGGGCCCGCTCTGGATACCGAATCAAGGCGTCTGTGGAGCACGAAAAAGGGAATGTCCCACCGTACTCTGTGGACTCTACACAATGGACACCATCCTTCAAGGTGACTGCAAGGAGGTCTTACACGGACTTGCAGCCAACTCGGTCGACCTCACAGTCACCAGCCCTCCATATGACGGGATTCGCGACTACAAGGGATTCTCCTTCACGATGGACGACTTTCGGGTCATTGCCGCCGAATTGTACCGCGTCACCAAGCCAGGGGGCATCGTGGTTTGGGTGGTTGGTGATGGAACAGTGAATGGCAGTGAGTCGGGGACCTCGTTCCGTCAGGCACTTGGATTCATGGATGCTGGGTTCAAGCTCCACGACACCATGATTTACGAGAAGAACACGTCCTCCTTCCCCGCGCGCCGTGATGGGAAGCGGTACACGCAAATCTTTGAGTACATGTTCGTTCTGTCCAAGGGCGCGCCCAAGACGGGACACCTCATCTGCGACAAGCAGAACAAGTGGGCAGGGCATACGAATTGGGGCAAGAATACACAGCGCGGACCCGATGGGGAACTGGTCCAGACTGCCGACATCAAGCCGGTTCCCGAGACGTCTCCGCGGAACAACATCTGGCACTACGTCGTTGGCAAGGGGTTCAACTCGTCGGATAAGGAGAGCCACTCTCATCCCGCCATCTTTCCCGAGAAGCTTGCCGAGGACCACATCAAGTCGTGGTCTGACCCAGGCGATGTCGTGCTTGACCCGTTCTGCGGGTCAGGAACCACATGCAAGATGGCAAAGAAAAATGGACGTCACTACATCGGGATTGATGTGAGTGAGGAGTATTGTACGCTTGCAAAGACCATTCTGGCTAAATACGAAACACCCACGAGCGCCCCTGCTTGACGAGCTCGCGGTCAGTGCCGTGGCAAATGAGCCAGGTCACAAACTTGTTCGTGAATCCGAAGGCCCGCGTCTTGCTTCCCTTGGAGCCGTGAGGGTGGATGTGAAGGAACTTTTGCCCCTTCTGCGATACGGAATTGGCGACCACGCAGTCCCGAATGCTAGCATAGTCGGCCCCAATGCTCTCCTGGATGTCGGCAGGCAGGGTGGCCAGGTCGTAGTGGAAGAGCGCGACCACCTGCTCGTTCAGAATGTCCTCCATGGAAGGACGCGACTTGTCTCGCACCAGGACCGCCATCACGCCCTTCTGGACCTTGGCGTAAGCCTTGCAGTCCTGCAACGTGGGGGCATCCACAATGTGCTGAAGGGTCTCGTACTTGTCCGTTGAACCCACATTGGTCAGGGTCAGGCGTTCCTTGGCATTGTATCCATCACCAATTCGCTTCACGTGTGTCGCCTTGACGTCGGCCAGCTTGAGGTCGGGGGTCGCGTCGGAGTTCGGCTTCTTGCCGAAGATGAAGAATTCAACCAGCTTTCCCGCCGAGCCCTTGTCGTTGCCCACCAACGACTGGCGGTTGGCATCGCAGAAGGTCCGGAGTTCGGGGCAGAGGTCGCATGCGCGGGTGTGTAGGGTCTGGAGGGTGCAGGGCAGGGACGGGTGGAGAGCGGCGATGAAGAGGAGGGCGGTGGCAGCGTCCGTGTGGACGTCGTGGAGAGTGAAGGTCATTTTGGCAGGCCGACTCCAAGGTACTCTGGCCCTACGAAATCCATTTTCAAAACAACTCGTTCAGGAGCAGCTGGATGAAACGCACTCGGTCAATGCGAAAGTGCAGGGTAGACGTGGCTTTCCAGACAGCTGTAGCGATGCACTCGCGCAGGGCAACCTCCATTACTTGGTCTCAGGCTTCTTGGGTAAACCGCATTTGCGGCATCGGCGGTAGGTGCGACGCCGACCACCGCCGTACGTAAACTCTGCATCGGGGCCCTTACCCGTTTCCAGAATGGTTTCTGTAGTGTCGTCCGAGGTTGCGATTGCGACTCCGTGACCACCCTTCTTTTTGAAACTGCCCGCTATCTCTGCGTAGACATTGTCTGCAGCCACCTTACTAGCGGGGTTATCTGCACCCACTGCGAGGTAAAAGTCATCCTTGCGCCCGAGCTTCACATACTGACGGGCTTTGGTGCCCGACATATTGGCATCGTCCTTTTTCTCCAAGTCCTTGTCGCGGGCCGCACTCTCTACGAGTACGAAGTTTTTGGCGGGCAGTGAACCCGAATCGACCTTTCCGCCTGGACCAAATCGGTGAGCAGGCGTTTTCGTACCGTCGTCGTTCTTCTTCTCCTTGATGTTCCATATCGGTGCGGTTGGACCGAAGTCGCCCATGTGGTCGTCGCCTACAACGAGAATGATGTCCTCTGCTTTGTGCTCGTGGTCCAGCAAGTAATAGAAGGCCGCGATTGCGCCGCCACATGGTTTTCCGTCTTTCTTGCATTGGGCAGTGTCCACGAATTCCACGCCCTCCTTCACCAAGTGCTGGAGTATCGGCATCTTGTCTGTGGATTCCAGCGGGTTCTTGTCCTTCGGAGTGGTGGTCGATGACACGAAAACATATGCCTTCCCTCCCTCGCCCGCCGCCGCAGACTTTACTCGTTCTATCAGCGACTTGTGTCCAATGGTCGGCGGCTGGAAACGACCGATTGTATACGCCACTGGCATTGTTATTCCTACTGAAAAAGCAATGGACACGGAGACGGGTACAGCCATTCTCGTGGTCAGCACCACGATATTCCACGCCTGGATTGTGTACGCATCCTTCTACTGGATCTCGAATAATTGTGAGTGCGTGTAACAATGCCTGGACTCCCACCGAAA